CAAGGTACAAAAGGAACTCAAGGTACAACAGGAACTTCGGTACAAGGTACAACAGGAACTTCGGTACAAGGTACTACCGGAACTTCGGTACAAGGTACAACAGGAACTTCGGTACAAGGTACTACCGGAACCTCTGGACCAGTAGCAGGATCTGCGAATCAAATTGTTTATAAGAATAGTAGTAATACTGCTGCAGGGTCAGATTCATTTACATATAGTGGCCCTTCTTCTGGTGTTGGAACAATTGGAATAGGAACTATAATTGATATTGTTCACTATGATACTTTAAATAGTGGAACTTTAAGTTTTGAAGCATCTGCTGGTCAGTTGTTCTCTATTACTAATAACCTTTCTTCAGGAAGTATCTTCTCAGTCAATGATATTTCGGGTATTCCTTCAATTGATGTTGATGCTGGTGGCACTATTTTAGTTGGACCATATAGTACCACTGGAGATAAAGTTGGAATTGGCACTACTAATCCACAATATAAATTACATGTAAGTGGTAACACCAATATTGATGGAACTCTTACTGTCAATGGTGCTGCAATAAGTGGTGGTTCGGGCACTCAAGGTACAACAGGAACCCAAGGTACTACCGGAACTTCAGTACAAGGTACAAAAGGAACTCAGGGTACTACTGGAACTTCAGTACAAGGTACAACAGGAACTTCGGTACAAGGTACAACAGGAACTTCGGTACAAGGTACAACAGGAACTCAAGGAAATATTTCAGGTGTACGATATAACTTTAGTACTGATATCACTACTAGTGCGATACCTGCAGGTACAATTAGATTTAATTGGGGAGGTATTAGTGGTGTAAGTCAGATATATGTACACAAAGATGATGCTAATTCAACTACTCAAACAGGATGGATTACGTCTTGGGATGATTCTACAAGTTCAACTAAAGGTTATTTGACACTTAAGTCCGCATCAACTTCTGGAACTCAATATACTACAGTATTTAATGTTACTTTGGTATCATCTCTACAAGGATCCGGATCTAATCAATATTATCTTGTTAATGTTAGTAATCCATCAGGTTCTGTACCTTCTAATAGTCATCCGTTGGCATTAACATTCTCAAGAACTGGTGATGCTGGAGGAGGAGGTGGTGGTGGAGGTAGCAGTGCATTAACTACACTTGCTTTTTTAAATTCTTAATAAATATTTTTAATAGGAGAAACACTCTAGAGAATGGCTAATCCAAATATAATAAATGCAACAAGTATCTACGGAAAATCGGCTGGTCTTGGACTTGGAACTGTTGGTTCCGCAATAGTATCAAATCCAACATCTAGTGGAAAAATTATTAAAATTAATACTTTAACCGTTGCTAACGTTGATGGAACGAATGCTGCCGATCTTACAGCATATGTGAGCAAAGCTGGTACTAACTATATGCTTGCATGGACTGTATCAGTTCCTGCTGATGCAACTCTTGTTTTAATTTCAAAAGATACTTCAATATATCTTGAAGAAAATAGTGGATTATACTTATATGCAAGCAACACTTTTGATCTGCACGCATTCTGTTCTTATGAAGAAATTAGTTAATTATGGGATATTATACTAAAAATGGTGGTTTAATTGGATTTGGTAATATAAGTGAAAAAAGAGGAGTTTATGATTTAATTGCATCACAAGTTATCGGTGATGCGCTATATTCATTTACTAGTTTCACATTTACTAGTGCAGGAGTAAGTGGATATCAAGGACCAACTCTTGCTCAGTGTCAAAGTGCATATTCTGGTGCTGTATTTTTGACATCTTATTTTTCTGTAAGTGGTGGAATACAGCAATGGACTGCTCCGGAAACTGGCACATATGAAATAGAGTTGAGAGGTGGAAGTGGTGGAGGTAATACGACAGGTACTTATAATCCACGTGATCCTGGACAGGGAGCACTTATCATAACAAGAGTTAACTTGACAAAAGGAACAGTTTATAATATTGTTGTTGGACAAACACCAACTGGTGCGGTATCTAAAAATGGATCTGCCGGTGGTGGAGGAACTTGGATTTATACTGGTTCTATTGGAGGTTCTGGTTTAATTGCCGTTGCTGGTGGTGGAGGAGGATGGGGACATGGAAATAGCACCAGCAATGGTGGTAACGGATTGGGTGGAAATAATAATTCCAATGGTGATAGTAGACGAGTTGCTGTAAATACTATTATTAATGGAAGAACTGGTAATGGTACTGGATCTACTAACGGTATTGGGTATGGTGGTGGACTTTCTACAACAGGAAGTTTTGGTGGTTCTGCTGGCGGTGCTGGTTGGTTGAGTGATGGTTCTGACCTTGCTAATCAAGCAGACGGTGGTCACAGTGGGGGATCACCCAATTGGCAAGGTGGTACTTCTACTGACACTACTGCTCTATATGGGGGATTTGGGGGTGGTGGAGGATCTAACGGAAATGGTGAAGGCGGCGGTGGCGGCGGCGGATATACTGGTGGTCCTGCTGGTAATGATTGGTCAGGTAGTACTTGGGGAAATGCTGGCGGAGGAGGATCTTATTGGACTGGAACACTTGTCTCTGCTACTGCAGGTGCTGATGGAGGAACTGGTGGTCATCTTAGAGCGAATGCAACAAATGGATATGCAAAAATTACTAGAGTATAGAGGTAGTATAAAATGAGAAGAAATTCAGGAATTATTGGTCAAAAACAACAAATATCTTTAACTAGTGCATCTGGTATACATGAAATTTTTGATAATTATAATGGGGAAATAGATGGTAAATGGCCAATAGTTAAGAAAGTTACAACTATATCTAATAGTAATGGTACAACTTTTCCTGAAGGTTCTACTTCAACTTTTAGTATAACTACAGAAGGATTTAATAATGGTGATATTGTTTATTGGACTATTGCTAATGTATCTGGTACTTCTTTGTCAGCAGCTGATTTTGATCTGGGATTAAGTGGAAGTATTACTATAACTAATAATACTACTAGTGTTGCTATCAAACCGACTGCTGATGGACTTGCTGAAAATAATGTTGTTAAATTGCAAATAAGACTAGGTTCAACATCTGGTCTAGTTTTAAATGAAACTGCTAATTTGACTGTAACTGATGCCGCACTTCCTGTCGGAACTGATATTACAACATCTTTCTACGAAATAAGCAATAGATTTATTGATTCGCAATCATATATGGGAACTACTAGTGACTATAATGGTCCATATGATGTTGGTCAAGTTCAAACTGATTTTACTGGTACGGGAAGAGTTTATATTGGAGTAAAAGTAACAGCATCAACCACTTTTTATAATGATATTCCAATCGCTGGTGTTCAGGTTATATCTGGAACTACTCTTGTAGCATCTTGGATCTTTAATACTAGTACTGGAGGTAGTGGTTCTGCATGGCAGACCTATACATCACAAATTGGTGGAACTTCTACTCAAGGTTTTCCTGTGACACCCGCAACGGCATCTGGTTATACCTATACGAGTATAACAACTAGTGCCAGTATTAGTAGATTTAGTTGGGCAACATCCACTGGTTCAAGTTACACAGGTGCTGCAGATGGTATTAGTAGTACATATAAATTTTCTATAAATGGTGGATCTAATACTCTCGCACCTGTAGGTAATGGAACAATTTTACAATCATCTTCCACTTATTATGCATATCGTGAGACAAGTGGGTCTACACGATATTCTGGAACTGTTATGAGGAGTCCTACATACACTTTTAGTGGTGGAGAATATATAAGAGTTATTCATGCTCTTACGGGTCCTACCAGTATGAGTTCAACAATGAATGGAACTGATAGTTTATATGTTGCTGTTTATTAAGGAGATTTAAAATGCTTTATTCATACAAAGAACAATATCCAGGACCATTACCAGAAAGAATTCGTCTTTCTGATGGTAGCACGAGAACAGATTCTTCTACATTTACTGAAGAAGAACTCACTGATGCGGGGTATGTTGCTGCAGGAGATTCGCCACCTTTTGATGGTGATACTCAAAAGGTAGTTTGGAATGGTGTTGCATGGGAAGTTGTTTCATTAACCGCAGAAGAAATTAATTCTAGAACGGCAGAACTCTGGACAGAAGTTAGAGAAACTAGGGATTTAAAGATTAATGAAGTTGAATGGAGAGTTATGAGAAATTTGAGTGAAACTAGACTGGGTATTACTACTACAACTGATAGTATTTCTGATTTAGACACATACATTCAGGCACTCAGGGATATTACATCTTCCACAACAAATCCATTAGAAGTTGTTTGGCCAACACTTGAAGAATTGAATTCTGGTGGAGATAGTTCAACTTCATGATATTATATGATATAATATTGGATAATATAGAGTCATCTAAATAAATCATTATGGTTCTTACAGAAGATATGAATTTTACAATCTATTCAAAAGAAGACTGTCCATATTGTCATAAAGTTAAGACTGTTTTAGAGTTGACAGGTAGTAAATTTGTGGTGTATACTCTTGGAGAGGACTTTACCCGAGAGCAGTTTTATGCCGAATTTGGTGAAGGATCTACCTTTCCACAGGTACTTTGTGATGAGAAAAAACTAGGAGGCGCAGTTGATACAATCAAGTTTCTCAAAGAACAACAAGTTGTCGGATCCTGACATAAATAAAAATAACCACAGTAATCGTGGTGTTGAATTCATTCTTAATGGAGGAAAAAGAAAGCAGACACACCCATTCCACATCATCTTTGAGAAGATGGTTTGCTTTCTAAATCGGGAAGTAAACATCTACTTTGAGTTTTCCTTTAGCACAAGGAAGAGAAATTTAGTTTCCCGGAGAAAGAAAAATGTTAGCAGTTAGTTTAGTTTTTGGTTCGTTTTTGACTATTTTGTTTCTCATAATGGGAGTGGTGATTGGATGGACTGCACGAGAATATATGATGAATTATCGGGAAGTGCCAAGACCTCATCCTGAAATGTTTGACAACCAAGGGAATTTAATACCTGATGAAGTAATTGCATTTAATTTTGAAAACTATCATGACAACAGCACAGAAGAAGACGACTACGACGAGTCTTGAATTACCAAAAAATCCTTTTGTATTTGAAATTTTAGATTTAGTATCGAAGCAAAGATCCAAAGCAAAAAAAGTTGAAGTTCTCAAAAAATATGATGATCCTTCATTGAAAGCAGTGCTTATTTGGAATTTTGATGATAGTATTATTACACTGCTACCAGAGGGTGAAGTGCCTTATTCTGGATATGAAGAGCAATCAAAAAATAAAGGATCTTTGACTACTAAAATTACAGAAGAAGTCCGTAAGATGCACACTACAGGATCTTTTTCTCTGGGTGCAAGTGATAGACAAGGACATACTACTATCCGTAGAGAATTTAAACACTTTTATCAATTTATTAAAGGTGGTAACGATGGTCTTAATAATATTCGTCGTGAAACCATGTTTATTAATATTCTCGAAGGACTTCATCCACTTGAAGCAGAGATTCTTTGTTTGGTAAAAGATAAAAAACTCTCTGATAAGTATAAGATCACCAAAGAAATTGTTGCTGAAGCATATCCTGATATTAAATGGGGAGGTCGTTCGTAATGGCAAATAAACTGGCAGATCCGCCAAAGAAAAAAGAAAAAACTATGGAACAACCTAGCATCAAACCATTAGGTCCAAAGTATGGATGTGAGGTTCTGCAAGAAAAAACTACACGTCAACTGGCAAATGATAAGTCACTTCCAAACGATGCGTATTTGATTACTTATGTTGTTGATGGAGAAACTTACATGGATTTGACTCGTTGTAAGAGTCAGGTAAGTTTGTTTGATATGTACTATGATACTTATGGTGCATTATCAGTGCAAAACATTGAGTATGGATACGGTACAGTCAATCCAAAACTCTGGGGCAATAAGGCACCCGAAACCAAAAAGCGAAAGTGATTCCCAAAATCGGCGGAAAAAAATCCCGGTAAAAATTTTCTCTCTAAGGTTTTTTAAAATTGTAATACAAAAAGTTGTATCAAACCGAACTTTTTGTAGTGGTTAATACAACCACTTGACTATATAGAATATCGGGTCTATAATAGACCTGTCGTTCATCGGGGAAACCCGACGCAAGTAAGTCGCGGAACGGAGCATCGTTCATCCCATGTTTGAATTATTACTTTATACAACCTTAAATTGCTCTGAGGCAAGAGAATTAATTTCCTCTATCAGAGATCATTCGGATCTACCTGATGCCGTAAAGGTTGAGCTTGTAGAAACGATTAAGGACGCTGTAACAGTAAGAGATTTTTGTAACTGGGACGCAAACGACTGAAGGAACGGGAATACGGATCCTGCATAAGCAGAGAAGGTTAACTTTCCATTTCTTTAGGAGTAAAATCATGGCAAAGGTAGTTTATCGTGGTGTAACATACGACACCGTAGAGCGTCGTGAAAAGCAACACGCAAACCAACAAAAGCGTTGGTTTAGTGAAATTTATCGTGGTATTAAGCATGATAAACAGGTAATAATTGTAGGAGGAGAGGAATGATCTTTCAACTCTTAGGACTTAGTTCTTTGGGTATGATAGCATTCATTAGTCTAATTTACGGAGAAGTTTTACTTCTTAGTAAAATTCAAAAATGATCTTGGAGGGGGGGGTTGACTTCCCCCCTTTTTTTGTCTAAAATATGTGGAGTAAGGACCTTTTTATGGATAGAGAAAGACTTAAATTGATTGTTCGAAACCTAGAACTATTGGTAGACTCACTAAAAGCAGAAATTTTGTCCGATGTTGACGCATATAAATATGAAAGTCAAGTCGATCCTTATGTAAGTTACGACGAAGTTTTTGAGGACGACGATGACTGATAGAGCAACTAAACTTTTAAAACTCCTGAAAAGAATGTTGAAACAGGAGCATCTTTATACCGAAGAACAAATTATAGAGATGAAAAGAAATATTCGTTCGGTAGAAGAAGAACTTGATAGAATTAAACTAGAAACATCAAAAGGATTTAAGAAATGAACGCAAAACTGGTAAGTATCACTCCTGATGCCGAAAAGACCATGGCATATATTGCCCGTGTGTCAAATCCAAACAACCAAGACAATGAGAATTTTTCTGGATTGTTGAAGTATTGTATCAAGCACAATCACTGGTCTGTATTTGAGCAGAGTTATATGACACTGGAACTCAAGTGTTCCCGTGCAATCGCAGCTCAAGTGCTGCGCCATAGATCCTTTACATATCAAGAATTTTCACAACGCTATGCGGATTCAACTCTTCTTGGTGAAGAGATTCCTATTCCAGAATATCGTCGTCAAGATGTAAAAAATCGTCAAAATTCGATTGATGATCTCGATCCAGTAACTGTAGATAAACTGGAGCGTCAGACAAAGACATTATTTGATTCTGCTATGGCACTCTATGGTCAAATGCTTGATCTTGGTGTGGCAAAGGAATGTGCTCGTATGGTGCTTCCTCTGGCAACGCCTACCAAAATCTACATGACAGGATCATGTCGCTCATGGATCCATTATATCACTCTGAGGACTGGTAATGGCACTCAGAAGGAGCATATGAAACTTGCCCTAGATTGTAAGCAAGTCTTTACTGAACAGTTTCCTACGGTTGCTGAGGCGCTAGAGTGGGTCTAAATATTTTTGTATTGAATTCATAACAATGCCTACATATCCTGTTGTAAATAAACAAACTGGTGAACAAAAAGAAGTGACAATGAGTTACACTGTTTGGGATCAATGGAAAGAAGAAAATCCTGATTGGCAACGCGACTGGTCAGATCCTTCTACATGCCCTTCTCCTGGAGAAGTTGGAGATTGGAGAAATAAACTTAAGACAAAATATCCTGGATGGAATGATGTGCTTGGAAAGGCACAGAAAGCACCTGGATCTACTGTAAAAAAATTGGGGTAACATGGCAAGAAGAAAAAGAGCATCTGCAGAGCAACCAATTGGGGTTGGACTTACGACAAAGCAGATGAAGAGGAAAAAACCTCTGAGCCAAGAATATTTGGTGGATATTGATCCACTTACGGAAAATCAAAAAACATTATTCAATTCTTATAAAGAAGGAAAACATTTAGTTGCCTATGGTTGTGCTGGTACAGGTAAAACATTCATTACACTTTATAATGCCCTGATGGATGTTCTTTCAGAGCACACGCCATATGAAAAAGTATACCTTGTAAGATCACTGGTTGCTACCAGAGAAATTGGATTTCTTCCTGGAGATCATGATGATAAGGCAGATATTTACCAAATTCCATACAAGAATATGGTGAAGTATATGTTCCAAATGCCATCTGATGCCGATTTTGAGATGCTTTATGGCAATCTAAAATCACAAGAGACCATTAAGTTTTGGAGTACATCATTTCTTCGTGGAACTACTCTTGACAATGCCATTCTGATTGTCGATGAATTTCAAAACATGAATTTTCATGAGTTGGATTCTATTATTACTCGTGTTGGGGAAAATACCAAAATTTGTTTCTGTGGAGACGCAAGTCAGTCGGACTTGACGAAATCAAATGAAAGAAATGGTATTGTTGACTTTATGAACATCTTGCGTAAAATGCCATCATTTGATATAATTGAATTTGGAATCGAAGATATTGTTCGTTCCGGTCTTGTCAAAGAATATCTTACAGCAAAAATTGATGCAGGTTTTTAATGTTTAATCATATTGATTTGAATCTTCCATCTCTCGACAGAGAAACTATTGATGGAGTTCGTTATTATAAAGTACCAAATCAAGAAGATCTTATTCGACTGGTCTCCATTACTTCGGTGACCAGTCATTTTAATAAGGAAATCTTTGTAAAGTGGCGCAAAAAAGTTGGTGAAGAAGAGGCAAATCGGATTACCAAGGCTGCTACAAGTCGTGGTACTGATATGCACACTCTTGTTGAGCATCATCTTAAAAATGAGGATTTACCAAAAGTTCAACCGATTTCAGATTTTCTTTTTAAAATCTCTAAATCAACACTTAATAATATAAATAATATTCATGCTTTAGAAAGTTCCCTATATAGTAAGGAACTTGGTATTGCTGGGACTGTTGATTGTATTGCCGAATATAACGGTGAGTTAGCGATAATCGACTTTAAGACATCTGCGAAACCAAAACCAGAAGACTGGATCGAACACTATTTCGTTCAATGTATGGCATATGGTTGTATGCTTTACGAAATGACCGGTATTATGGTCAAAAAACTTGTGATCATCATGGCATGTGAAAATGGAGAATGCGTCGTTTATGAACAAAGAGACAAAGCAAAGTACATCAAACTCCTCGACAAATATATTAGAAAGTTTGTTGGAGATAAACTGGAACAATATGGAACCAAACAAGGAACTGGAACAAGCGATAGAGAAGAAGTTTCTAACGCCGTCTAGGTTTGCCCTAGAGATTGAAAAAATCGTTGCCGAAGAAAAACTCAATTATATTGATGCTATTTGCCACTATTGCGAAATCAATCAGATTGAGGTAGAATCGGTTACTAAGTTAGTATCAAAACCACTCAAAGAAAAATTGAAGTGGGATGCGACTCAACTTAATTTTATGAAAAAAACTTCAAGAGCAAAACTTCCTCTATGATTGTGACCCCATTTGATACCTATCAACATTATTTGTCACTCAAAAATCATTTTACAAATCCAAAATACGATTTCTTTAAGTACGGAGCAAAAACCCGTGCCAGTATGGCATCCTTTAATAAAAGAAAGGATAAGTACTGGTTTGAGAAGACTTCTCGTAAGTATTCTGATAAAGAAATCGTAGATTTTTTAGTATCTAATTTTGTTGCCTCTACTAACCCAGAAAACTTATGGATTGGAGAAATTATCAATTCTGGCGAAAGAAACTACGCCGAGTGGATGAAACGACAGCAGAGTTTGAGTTACTTGTACAGAGAACAAATGCAAGAATTCTTCTCGGAAAACAAATTAGAGGATGCTTTCAATTGTTCCAACGGACATCCACCGATACTCAAAAAGTTCCTTGGTGGAGAAATATCCATTGAGACTTTATCAATCTGTGAAAAGATATTTTGTTTTAGAGAAAGATTTGATAAAAAACTGCTAGACCCTGTGTGGGAAACCGTAAGTTTAAAAATTCAAAAATATAATCCATTCCTAAATATTGATATGTTCCGTTACAAAAAGATTTTGAGGCAGATTGTAGATGAGTGATTTTTTCGAGTCAGAAATCGTCATGGAAGAACTCCGTGAGATTAATAAACTTCAAGAGGAAATCTATCTCAATATTATGAAATTTCCTCATATGAGTAAAACTGAACAAGTGGAACATGTTGATAAACTATCTACATTATTAGAAAAACAAAAAGTTATGTATGCCCGTCTGTCATTATCAGACGATCCAAAAGCAGTGGAGATGAAGAAAAATCTTCAAAAATCCATGACACTTATGGGATTTTCCCCAGACACTGACATGAACTATCTGTTTAATACTTTTGGTGCGACTATTGATTCTCTCAGAGAAAGTCTTGACACCTGAGGGCAACGCTGTTATACTATCCAAGTCGATCCAACAAACCCGACAAACCCGACAAATCCAAAAAAATCCGAGGTAATCCAAATGTCTTTTGCTGATCTTAAAAAGCAATCCAAACTGGGATCTTTGACCGCCAAACTGGTCAAAGAAGTCGAAAAAATGAGTAATGCAAACGCTTCAGGTGATGAGCGTCTGTGGAAACTCGAATGCGATAAGAGCGGTAATGGTTATGCCGTAATCCGTTTCCTTCCTGCTCCTAACGGCGAAGATCTGCCGTTTGTGAAACTCTATTCGCACGCATTCCAA